TATCAAACGATTTTTGTAGGCGTCATTGCGAGCGTTTACGGATTAAAAGCAACTGATTTAATTAAAAGGAAATAAACAATGTCAGGTAGATTTAATATAATAAAAACTTTTTTAAAAAGTTCAAAAAAACCACAAACTATTTCAAGTGTAAATCCAAATGTAGGTCATTTAAAAAAGAACAAAGAAACTATGGATAGGCTTATAAAAACTACTGACAAGTATGTTTTAGCTGCAGATAAAAAAGGTTTTAAAGATCTAGCTAGAGATCTTAGAAAAACAGGATCTAAATCTTTACAAAAACCAGAAAATATTTTAACAAATAAATCTACTGGTCCAAGAGTTGAAAGAAAATTTGGTTCACCTAAATCTGGTGAAAAAGTTCCAAGCAAATTAAAAGGTTTTGCAAAACTTCCAGAAAAAATTCAAGAAAAAATAAATAAGAAATTAGCGAAGAAGGTATAATGACATTATTTACAAAAGGAATGGGATCAGTTTTAAAAGGTTTAAAAACTAATAAAAAAACTTCTGGATCTTATTTGTTAACAGATCCTAAACCTGTAATAAAAAAAGCAACAGATCCTGATGTTATAAAATTAGATAAACAAATAAAAATTGTTAAAAATGTAGGAATTGGAACAGCCGGTACAATTGCAGGAGCAGGTGTATATGGTAAAGCAAAAAAAGCTTTTAAAAAAGACGATAAGAAGAAATAATGTCAAATAAATATCACATAACTAAAGAAGGCAAAAAAGCAAAAAAAGGTCTTTGGTATAACATTCATCAAAAAAGAAAACGTGGTGAGAAAATGAGAAAAAAAGGTGATAAGGGTGCACCTACAGCAAAGGCTATTAAAAGATCTCAAGCGTAATGTACAGAAAGCAGTTTAGGTCTGGAAGTAAATCACCAGCGTGGCAACGTAAAGAAGGTAAGTCTGAGTCTGGTGGATTAAATAAAAAAGGTGTTGCATCTTATAGAGCAGCAAACCCAGGTTCTAAATTAAAAACTGCAGTTACAACTAAACCATCAAAATTAAAAAAAGGATCTAAAGCTGCCAAGAGACGAAAGAGTTTTTGCGCAAGAATGTCCGGGATGAAAAAGAGACTTACTTCAGCTAAAACTGCAAGAGATCCAAATTCAAGAATAAATAAATCATTAAGAAAGTGGAATTGCTAATGTTTGATAATTTTATGTATAAAATATTAGGTGCAATTGATAACTTTTTTATTGCAATAGAGGAGGCTTATGAGAGACTCAAAAACAATAGAATCTTTTCTTCAAAAAAAAGAAAAAGAAAGTAAACAACGATCTTTATTTAAAGATCTAAAAAAAGAAGTAGATACCGGAGCAAACGGTACTCAAAAATATGTTATTAAGAAAGGCGAAAACAAAGGAAAGGTAGCGGATATAAATGCAATTGGAAACAACAATAAATAAACTAATAAGGTTCTTAAAAACAACTATTGAATCCTTATCTGTAAACGTCACTTCTGGTGGGGTTGACAGTATGGAGAATTATAAGTATATAATAGGACAAATAAACGCCTATGAGGCAACACTACAGGAACTCTCTAACCTGCTAGAAGATAAGGAGCAAAATGAAACTAAGGGAACAGTCATCGACATCAGATCGAAAGATCATAATGCCGGATAATGAATTAGTCGGCGTAAAAAAATCAGAAGATAAATCAGAAACAAAACAAGAAGCAAAATTACCGAAGCCTACGGGCTGGAGACTTTTAGTCTTACCTTTCAAAATGAAAGAGAAAACTAAAGGTGGAGTAATACTAGCCGAAGATACTTTAGAGCGACAACAAGTTGCTTCACAAGTAGGTTTGGTTTTAGCTATGGGTCCTCAATGTTATAAGGATAAGGAGAGATATCCTGAAGGTCCATGGTGCAAGGTCAATGATTGGGTTATGTTTGCACGTTATGCAGGCAGCCGAGTTAAGATCGAAGGTGGGGAGATTCGTATGCTAAACGACGATGAAGTTTTAGCAACAATTGATAGTCCAGAGGACATCTTGCATGAGTTCTAAAACATAGGAAGGAGACGCTATGCCAGACGAAGATAAAACAGTACCTATCGATACATCAGGACCTGATGCTGAAATAGAGATTGAAGAAACAAAAGATGAAGCTGTTGTTGAAACAGGTTCAGAAGAAACAGGAAACACGGAACAAGAAACAGTAGAAACGAAACAAGAATTAGATCAAGGTGGAGAGGTCGAACAAAAACAAGAGGAAAAGAAGGACGACAAACTAGAAGAATATAGTAAAGGTGTTCAATCTAGAATCGCAAAACTTACTCGTAAGTTAAGAGAAGCAGAGCGAAGAGAGAAAGCGGCACTAGACTATGCGAAGGGCGTCGAATACAAAAGACAAACTACTGAAACTAAATTTTCAAAAGTTAATGAAGATTATGTTAAGCAGTTTGAAACAAGAGTTAAAACCGGTTTAGATTCTGCTCAAAGAGAGTTAGCAACAGCCATCGAGAATGCTGATGCTGCAGCTCAAATTGAAGCTCAGAAGAAAATCGCTGCTTTATCAATTGATGAAGCTAGACTCACTGCTTTAAAAGAGCAGCAATCAATCAAAAAAGAAGAGCCTGCACCAAAGTTATCGGATGCAGCAAATCTTCCAGAAAGCACACCTCAAGAGCTTCCTTCACCGGATCCAAGAGCTGAAGACTGGGCAGGTAGAAATACATGGTTTGGAAAAGATAGAGCCATGACTTTTACTGCCTTTGAAATTCATAAGGATTTAGTTGAAAGAGAAGGTTTTGACCCTCAAACTGATGAATATTATGCAGAAGTTGATAAAAGAATAAGACTTGAATTTCCGCATAAATTTGATACAAGAGACTCTCAAACGTCGACAAATAGACCGACGCAAAATGTTGCCTCTGTTAAACGTTCTGGTAACGTAAGACAAGGAAGGCAAACTGTGAGACTCACTTCATCACAGGTAGCAATAGCTAAAAAATTAGGAGTGCCACTTGAAGAATACGCAAAACAAATCAAACTCACGGAAGGAGCGTAACATGGAAAAAGATAACAAAACTTCTCGTGCGAACGAAACTAGGTCTAAAACGGAAAGACCAAAAGTTTGGGTTCCACCATCTTCTCTAGATGCACCCCCTGCACCTGATGGATTCAGGTATAGATGGATAAGAGCAGAAAGCGTTGGCTTTCAAGATACTAAAAACGTAACTGGACGATTAAGAGAAGGTTATGAACTTGTTAGATCTGAAGAAGTCGAAAATGCATCTGATTATCCTGTTGTCGAAGACGGCAAATACAAGGGAGTGATTGGGGTAGGTGGCCTTTTACTTGCGAAGGTACCAACAGAGATCGCGCAACAACGTCAAGAGTATATGACTAACCGTCATAAACAACGTGATGAAGCAATCGATAACGATCTTATGAAGGAGCAGGACCAGAGGATGCCTATCAATGTTGATAGACAGTCTCGTGTAACCTTCGGTGGTACAAAGAAATAATTTTTTTGTTATTTCTAGTTCATCGAATTAAACTAACAACTAAACTATTGTAATAGGAGACAATAATATGGCTAATAGAAACACACAAGGTTTCGGTTTAGTTCCTGCAGGAACGCTAGGACAAACTCCAGCGACTTCTGGTCAAGGAAAATATAAAATCGACGCCGGCTATACAACTACTATCTACAATGGCGGAGCTGTAGCTAGCGCTGCAGGTTATATAGTTAATGGTCAAACAGCAGCTGCACCAATCATTGGTGTGCTGAATGGGATATTCTACAATGCGGCTAACACTTTAAAGCCAACTTGGTCGAATTTCTACCTTCAACCAATTACACCTGCAAACAGCGAAGACATCGACGCTTTTGTAATAGACAACCCAACACAACAATATGTAGTAGCAACTGATGACGCAGTGGCACAAGCAGGGTATTTAGAAACTTATGATATGAATACTTCTACTGGTGACAACACAACTGGTAAATCAGAAGCAACACTAGATATTGGAACTACAGGTGCGGACAACAAAACATTTAGATTATTAAGATCAGCAGAAGATCCAGAAAACGATACTAATGCTGCTTACAGATCTGTTGTAGTTGTTCCTAACTTGTTAGAACTACAATCGTAATAGGAGAATAGGAGAATAAATTATGGCTATATCACGATCACAACTAGTTAAAGAACTAGAGCCAGGATTGAATGCACTATTCGGCCTGGAATATAAAAGGTATGAAAATCAGCATGCTGAGATTTATACTACAGAGTCATCTGACAGAGCTTTTGAAGAAGAAGTTATGTTATCTGGCTTTGCAAACGCACAAGTAAAAGGTGAAGGTGCAGGCGTATCTTTTGACGAAGCACAAGAAACTTTTACAGCTCGTTACAGTCACGAAACTGTAGCTTTAGCGTTCGCGATCACTGAAGAAGCGATCGAGGACAACTTGTATGACAGACTTGCGTCTAGATATACAAAAGCTTTAGCTAGATCTATGAGCAATGCTAAACAAGTTAAATCTGTTGAGCCTTTAATCAACGGTTTACCATCAACTGCTACTTTCAAATCAGGTGATGGCGTAGCTTTATTTAGTACAGCTCACCCAACAGTTGCGGGTACGTTCAAAAACACTTTGACTACTCAAGCTGACTTAAACGAGACTTCATTAGAACAATCGCTAATCGACATCGCTGCGATGACTGATGAAAGAGGTCTAAGAATTGCTGCTAGAGGAGTAAAAATGATTATTCCTTCTGAGCTACAATTCACAGCTGAGAGACTTATGAAGTCACAAGGCAGAACAGCTACAGCTGATAATGACATCAACGCAATCGTATCTATGGGTATGATTCCTCAAGGATACAGAGTTAACAACTACTTAACTGACTCTGATGCGTTCTACATTATCACTGATGTGCCTAATGGAATGAAAATGTTCCAAAGAGCACCGTTGAAAACTGCTATGGAAGGTGACTTCGATACTGGCAACGTAAGATACAAAGCTAGAGAAAGATACTCATTTGGTGTATCTGACCCTAGAGGTATCTTCGGTGTTGAAGGTGCGTAATTAACCTTTTTTAATGGGGCCGCCTTAAAACGGCCCCATTTACAAATTACAACGGTGAGATTCATGAGAAAATACTTAATACAAATATTTACAAAATATCTTCAAACTTCGTTTGAAATTGAAAGCAATAAAGACATTAATACAGTAGAAGAGCTTCATCCACATATCATTGACTTTCTAGGAAAATCTGATATAAAGTGGGAAGAAAATGATTTGCAATACACAAGTACTGTAAATGATTTTTATATAACCTATGAGGAGGTTAACAATGGCTCAGCCAAAGATGGTGTTGTTCGCGAGGAAAATACAGTTCGAGTCTAAATGGAATGAACTGTTCTTAAAGAACGGCGGAAAAATAACACCGGAAATGTCTTTGCTAGGAGATCAGATCAAGAAAACGATCAGAGAAATCTTAGCCGAGCAAGAGAGCCCTAAAAACCCTAGAGACGAAGAAATTCATCTTTACGCTGGTTAATTAGGACTTTACATTACTATAAACGACTCTTTTTGCCTAGGGATACCTTGCACTTTTCTATAATTTAATATATAAATTAATCACTATACAAATTAAATCAGAACATAGACGCGTATAGTCGACGGCCTAGAGACTATGTTCAAAACTAGGAGGATATAATTATGGCAAATACTACATTTACAGGTCCGGTTAGATCGGAAAACGGTTTTTCTACAATCGTTAAAAGTTCTACTACTGGAGCTATTACTAACTCAATGACTTTTTCTGAGTACACTGCAACAGTAACTGTTGCTAATGGTCAAACTACAGGAAAAGAAGCAGCAATCGGTATTCCTGCAAACTTCATCCCTATGGGTGTTGTTATTGCATGTACAACTGCAGCTACAAATGCTGTTAACTTAGTTGACATTGGAACTGATGCAGACACAGATGGTTTCGTAGACGGAATCACTGCTGCTGTTAACTCAACTGGTTTCAAAGGATTTTTCCCTTGCAACGGTGCGTTAGGAATGTCAGGTGGAGCAACTACTGCTGCAACTGCAACTCCTGATGAAGTTGAAGTTGTATTAAGTGGTGACCCAGGAGCAACTGGTGCAACTGTTGTACTTAAGTTCATCGGTGTTGCTGGTTCTTCAGACGCTAGTTAATAAATAATTCTTGTGGGCCTTCGGGCCCACATAAAATTTTAAGGAGAAAAATATGGGACGATCAACAGACGTAAAAGCAAAGTTTATTTCTGATACAACTGCTGCAGATGCAGATGGTCTTATTACTTCTACAACACCAGGATCAGGTGGAGCTATTACTTTAAATGGCGCTCAAGTTTCAGGTGGAGTTGCAAGTTTTGGAGATAACACTGCTAGATTAATTACTGTAACATGTGCTTCAGATATTAATGCAAGAGTATTTACAATTACAGGAACTGATGCAAATGGAGATGCATTAACAGACACTATTACAGGTGTTAATGCTAATACTGTTTCAAGTTCAGAATACTTTTTAACTGTAACAGAAGTTTCAGTTGATGATGGAACAGGTGCAGCTATTACAGTTGGAATGGCAGCTAATGCATTAGGGGTAATTTTTGCTGGTAGAACTAGAATTAGAGGATTACAATTATCTTCTGGTGCTGGAACAGCAAATGTTTCTTTTAGAAATACTTCTGCAACTGGAACTGAATTATTAAAATTTAGAACAGTTGGAGCAGCAAACGGTGACCAAACTTTTAATATTCCATCTGATGGAGTAGTATTTAGTGCAGGTGCTTATTGTGCTTTTACAGTAGGAGACTTTAATTCCATTACAGTTTTCTACGACGGATAGGAGGCTAAATGGCCAATACAACTTCTGGAACAACAGTTTTTGATAAAAACTTTTCTATTGATGAAATTATAGAAGAAGCTTTTGAAAGAATTGGACAAGCAGATGTTACTGGTTTTCAATTAAAAACATCTAGAAGATCATTAAACATCATGCTTCAAGAATGGGGCAATAGAGGTATTCATTATTGGGAAATAGCAGATACTAATATTGATCTTGTTCAAGGACAAGCTGAATATGATTTTTTTAGAAGTAGTAGTGATGGTACAAGTGCTACTACAACTCCGACAAATGGTATTTATGGAATATCTGATATTTTAGAAGCACAATTAAGACAAAACTATAATACAACTACACAATCAGATTCACCAATGGTTAAAGTAGCTAGATCTGATTACGCTAATTTTTCAAATAAATTATCAC